ATGTGGTATTCAGAAGCATTTGGTGTAATCAAGACACCCAGAGAAATGACAATCGGTGGTATAAGATACCCACGGCAGATATTCCGCAAGTGGAGTAAGCCGGAACTAGCAGAGCTTGGTATCAGACCTGCTCGTATGGACGTTGTTGACCAACGTTACTACAACACAGGTGGCGAGAACTACACGCTTATGGGTAACGAATGGGTGATCTCTTATACCGGAACTCCTAGAGATGTAGAGACTCTCAAGGAGCAGAGGATCGACACGATCAAATCACAGGTTGCGGGTCACCTCAAGTCAAGCGACTGGATGATTATTCGGGAAGAAGAAGGCTATAAGGATATAGCGGGAGACTGGAAGACCTGGAGAGGAGCGATCAGAGATCACGGCAATGCTCTTGAAGAAGAGATCGCCGACATCACGGACCTTGACGGCATGAAAGAATGGGATGCCAAGGATAAGGAATGGCCGAATGATCCCAACTATGTGGAGCCTGAAGAGGAATAATAGTGGCGTATATTGCCATAGATAAAGTTGGAGAGGTAGGCATTGTCAAGGAGACATCTCCATGGCAGTTACAACCTAACGTATGGAGCAATGGTAATAATGTAAAGACAGAAGAAGGCTCCATAATGAAGACCCCAGGTTACTCTGAGGTTATGACAACCTGTCCTGTCGCACCCTACCACCTTATACAGCTCACTCTTGGGGTGCCAGAATTCTGGATAGTGTGCGGTTTGTCAGCGATCTATACTTATGATAATACTAATTCTAGTACGCTTCTTAATGGTGGTATAAATGACAGTGTTGCAACTATAACTGTAGACAGCACTGTTGGGTTTGAATCTGTCGGTACTATTACGATAGGTTCTGAGAATATATCGTATACAGGAAAGACCTCCACTACCTTCACAACGTGTAGTAGAGGCGCAGACAGTACGAGTCCTGACAGCCATTCCGATGACGCTACCGTAACGAGAGCGACCAAGTGGTACGATATCACAAGGTCTAGCGGAGCCTACTCAGCTACGGCTGACGAGACCTGGACCTCTACCATTATCGGTGGTGTACTGGTCCTGACCAACAACTACGACAAACCCCAATACTGGGCCTTGACAAACGGTGTACCGTTATCCGCTACTCTGATGCAGGATTTAGCCAACTGGCCGAGCCTCACCTTACTGGATGGTGCGATCACAGGTACAGGAGTTCCCAGTCCTGATGAGATTGTTGTAGACTCGACAACTGACTTCCCGACCTCCGGAACCTTTACCGTTGACAGTGAGGACATATCCTATACTGGCAAGACAGCTACTAAATTTACAGGCATAGGCAGAGGAGAGAATGGCACTACTGCTGCCACTCATTTAGACAATGCTCCTGCATTTGTCAACGTCTATGTGAAGTCTATGCGAGCATTCCGCTCGTTCCTGGTGGGATTGAATGTAAAGAGAGGTGGTGTCAACTATCCTCGGTTGGTCAAGTGGAGTACGGAGGCAGGCTTACAGTCTGTGCCATCCTCCTGGAATGAGACAACCAGTACGGTCGATGCGGGTGAATTTGAACTAGCAGATACGAAAGGCGATATATTAGACGGTCTCCAGTTGAGAGACACGTTTATGATTTACAAGGAAGACGCGACCTACTCCATGAGTTATGTCGGAACTCCTTTCATCTTTTCCTTTCGGCAGCTATCTCCCACGATTGGAGCGATAGCCAAGAACTGCGTAGCAGAGTTTGATGGTGGTCATGCGATCTTTGGTAAAGGCAACTTCTATATCAACGATGGTCAGAGGCTGAAACCAATCCTGCCACAGAAATTGAAAGAGTATGTCTTCACAGAGATAGATGGAGCGCAGGTCAATAAATGTTTTGTTGCGGCTGACTATGGGCGAACAGAGATACTATTCTGCTTCACCTCAGACGGTGCGCCGACAAACCAACCTGACAGAGCTGTGGTGTGGAACTACATAACGAATACCTTTGTAATCAGAGACCTCCCAGACGTTGCCCACATGGGTTATGGGAACGTAGGAAACCCAACCACCTCTTCAAGTTGGGCTTCGGCAACTAATCCATGGTCCACAATAGCAGGCCCATGGACAATGAGTTATGACCTTCAGGATAAGGTGTTATTGTTTGTTGATCCCAGTAATACGAAGCTCTACAGAGACAGGTCAGGCAATCAGGAAGATACTACAGACATGGTGTCCTTTATAGAGAGGACTGGTATTACATTGAATGCGAGCGGTCAGCCTGACCATACCACAGTAAAGCGTATCAGCTCTATCTGGCCGAAGATGTCCATCAACAGTACCAACGAGATCAACGTGTACCTGGGTACTCAGATGAGCACACAGGACGGTGTGAGTTGGAGTTCTCCAGTGACCTTCAATCCCGACTCCCAAGCTAAAGTTTCGATACGAGGAACTGGCAAGCTGTACGGTGTACGCTTTGAGTCTACTACAGATATGAACTGGGAACTGGATGGTTATACCATTGAAGTGGAGGACGCAGGCAGGAGAGGATCGAGGAGTTACACATAGTGGCTACTTATGCAGATCGAGTAGAGAAGAGTGTAGTCAGGTATGAGCCAGGACCGCTACCAGAACAGGTGGATGATCTTGGCGGGTATCTTGTCACAGAGCTGAAAAGACTCGGCAACATCATACTTAACCAATCCATCTTCCGTCTTGAACGAACCCACATCGAGCCGACCAAACCAAGGAATGGGGATATACGCTACGCAGACGGCACCGATTGGAATCCAGGATCAGGAGAAGGAATCTACTTTTACAACGGAACATCATGGGTAAACTTGTAACAGAACTCCAGGCCGAAACCACTCCAAGCAGGCAGTGTAAGGTCGCTCTTGTCAACCCGGAAGACATAACCTACGTCTGGGACGACGCACTACCACTCCTCAACAAAGCTCTAAAGCATTCAGAAGGAGAGCTAGAGGCAGAAGACCTGATAAAGCATCTCGACACTGGCGACCTCAGAATGTGGGTAGCCATGAAGAACAACGAGATCATAGCCTGCATGATAACAGAGATCATCACCTATCCCAGAAAGAAGATAGTCAGAGTTATTACTCTTTCAGGAAAGGATATGGATATATGGTACGACTTCTTACCCATGCTAGAAGGCTATGCTGTAAACAATGAATGCTCTTCGCTAGAGGCGTGGACCAGGAAAGGAATGACGAGGAAGCTGAAGGATTGGAAGCACTCGTATGACATCATAACAAAAGATATTAAGCAGAGGATGCAATAATGGCAGTTAATCCAGTATCACAACCTTTATCGCCAGGACTACTTGAAGTAGACTACAGCCCATGGGATGCCGCCGCAGCAGCCAGGTCCGGTGCACCCGGTGGTTTGTTAGGAAGTCCTGCAATAGCACCTCTTTCTGCACCATCCTGGACGGGTGGGACTAGATATGGAAACTATGTTAGATATTATCCTGATCTCATGACGAACTTCATGGCTCCAACAAATCCATATCCTAATATACAGGATTATGGAAAGTGGCATTACACCACTCATGGGATAGGGGAAGGCCGCACCTTACCTACGGCCAATCCTAATGTATCTTTAGGAGATATTATGGACACAGCTCCAGGAGCATTAGGTTATGGTTCTTCAGGATTACCAATGCCAGATGTGGAAGGGTACAAGTATGTCTATCCCAAGTGGGAGTGGAATTCAAGTTCCGGGTATTACGAATCAAGAGGACATGAAGAGGATATAGATAAGTATCAGTATTATCCTTACTACCCAGGTGATCCGAGTGCTCGTCTTTATGATGATAAAGGAGCGATGATGAACAACATACTGGTTGGGCTAAAGCTCATCAAGAAGTAGGAGAATACTATGTCAGGTGGATCAAAAGTACAGACAACAAGATCAGAACCGTGGACGGAACAAAAACCGTACCTCACATCGGGCTTCAAACGAGCAGAGGATTTATATGCTGCCGGAAAGATGACCCCGGACTACTATAGTGCGGGTCCAACGGTAGCGGGTTTCGATCCCGCTCAATCCGCAGCACAGACCGCACAGTATGGCTACGCTACTGGCCCACGCCCAGGCAATCTCATGGCAGGTGCGGAGACTACCGCTCTTGATACGATGGGTGCAGCCAGGGGTGCGATGGGGTATGGTGCAGGACTGGCCGGTCCTCTCTCTGAGGCGCAGTATGCGGGACTAACACCGTACAGTGCCACGCAGTATGGGCAGCTCCTGTCTGGTGAGGTCGACCCCACTACATTCGATCCTCTTGCCGACGCTTACAGAACACAGGCGATGAACCAACTGACTGGTCAGGTTCTACCAGGAATACGACAACAGATCACTCAATCGCAGCCGGGTGGTGGAACGAGAGGTGATATCGTTCAAGCCAATGCCGTGGCCGCAGCCCAACAGCAGATATCTGACAACCTAGCTAAAGCAG